ATTGGTATCCGTATCTTGGAGGGTCGCGATGTCAATAGTTTCATCAAACGATATATTGATGACTTTGATCAACAGAATGTGGCTCGGATGAGTTGGAAGAAGAATCGTTCTTGCACCATCAAAAGTTCTAATTATAACTCTTACTTTGCATTGTCTTCTAGTTGTCTTTCGCAGGACTCTGACTTTGATGTGAAAGATGATGCAACCAAAAGTCAGATTAAGAGTGCGTTTATCAAGAGTCTTCGTACCAAGAAGATGAACAAGAAAATTCTTGGAGAGTTTATTGAATTAGTTGCCTGACTAAATACTTAAAAAGTATTGTCGAAAATGGATCATAGAATTTCTAAAGATATGATTTCCAATGGTATGACACCATCTGGACAGAAGTCTCAGCAAGATCTTTCCAGGAGTCAGTATGGTTCTGCTGCAACTCCTGCCTCTCTTGCTGAGGCTTATAGAAAAATCCATGAGTACAATGTGCCTGCGAAGCCTCCGAAACCTGGTGTGAACCCCACACCCACTGCGAAACCTACTGCGAAACCTAGTCCTGGCAATACCATGCAGAGTCCTTCTTCTGCTCCCATTAAAAATGTGGAATCCCCTGCCCCTGGTACATCTAATACACCCAAAAGTGATGAACCTCTAGCAACTCTTAATAGAGCGAAGAAAGGTGATGGTTATTTCGGGCCTACCGTTTCTGCTGGTGGATATAGAATGGGTATTCCAAATCCAGTTAGGAAAGAGGAAGTTGAACAAGTTAATGAGGGTGAAAAACCAATGGGTCAACATCCTGGTAAGAGTCCAGACAAGGCAACCAGAGATAGGTATGAAACTCAAAGTAGAAGAGCAACTGCCCCCACAGGTGTAGGAGTTCCTGATAAGTCTGTTGGGTACGGTCAACTCAAACAGAGTCTAGACCTCTTTGATATCGTCAAAGGTCATCTGATGAGTGAAGGTCTCTCTGAGGAGGACGCTCTGAAGAAAATGCTTGAGATGACTGAAGAGGAGAAAGCTGAAATCGTGGAGGGTGCTCCTTATGTTGTTACCAATGCCGATATGAAAGGTAACACCAAAGCATATCAGAACTTCAAGGCTGGTATGAAGAATAAGTTGACTGGCAAACCTCTGTATGTGGCAGCGCCTCACCTGAAAGGAGTCTGAGGACACTTTTCAAACTGTCCACGGGGAGGTCGCAAGACCTCCCTTTTTTCGTATAATAACTTCAGTTCAAACAAACACCCCAATGGGTCTTTCCAAAGCAAGCATCATCGACTGTCTCCGTGAATCGTATGGTGAGACCGTTACATCTGCAGAGATCAAAGCTTTCTGTCAGATGAATGACTTCAACTATCAGACCATCACCAACAAACTGACTGACTTCAAAGTTGGTCGTGGTAAGTGGAATCTGGAAGTAACGAAAGAGACTGTACAAGAACTTGAAGTAACCTATAATGCTCCTGCAGCAATGCCTGCTGTCGAACAAAACCTTATTCCCCAGAAAGATGATTCCTTCGTCAAGTTTGGCAATTTTGGTGATATTAAAAAAATTATTCAGTCCCGTCTATTCTACCCTACGTTTATCACGGGTCTCTCGGGTAATGGTAAAACGTTTTCTGTCGAACAAGCGTGTGCCCAACTCGGACGAGAACTCATCCGTGTAAACATTACTATTGAAACTGATGAAGATGATCTTATCGGCGGTTTCCGTCTTGTTGATGGCAGCACCGTCTGGCACAATGGCCCAGTCGTGGAGGCCCTCGAACGAGGCGCTATCCTGCTCCTTGACGAGATCGACCTTGCCTCTAATAAAATTCTCTGTCTCCAGTCAATTCTTGAAGGGAAAGGAGTATTCCTTAAAAAAATCGGAAAACGGGTTGACCCTGCAGTTGGATTCAACGTCATCGCCACAGCCAACACTAAAGGTAAGGGTAGCGACGACGGACGATTCATTGGAACTAACGTGCTCAACGAAGCATTTCTAGAACGTTTCCCTGTTACCTTTGAACAGGATTATCCTACGGTTGCAACCGAACGTAAGATCCTTTTGCGTGTCGCTGCTTCCGTTGGTAAACACGATGAAGCTTTTGTCAAACACCTCTGTGACTGGGCTGACATCATCCGCAAGACCTTCTTTGACGGTGGTATCGAAGATCTGATCTCCACCCGTCGTCTGGTTCACATCGTTCGTGCCTACGGCATCTTCGATGACAAACACAAAGCCATCGATGTCTGTATCAATCGATTCGATGATGAAACCAAACAGGCCTTTGTTGAACTCTATGACAAGGTTGATGGAGACTTTGACTACACTGCCTCTGGTGAACAGATTGACACTGAGGAGGTTGCCTGATATAATGACAAATGCTTGGAGTTTACTTTATGATGAAATGACTGATCCAAACCGTTTTAAGTACAGTGAGGATCACATCCTCAAAGAATTAACCGATTATATTTCTGCAACATACAACCAGCATTACTCTGCTGGTGACGATAAAATTCAGACTCTTGATCTGATTGATGCATGTGGTGATGGTGAGGCTTTCTGCCGATCCAACATCCTCAAGTATGCCTCACGATATGATAAGAAGGGTACTGCTCGACGTGATATTATGAAGATCTTGCACTATGCTGTTCTTCTCATGCACTTCAACGACAAGAACGCTAAGCGTGAAACCTACAACCAATGATGAAACTCCGCGAACCAATGAAACTTTCTGATAAGACTCTGACTCTCCTCAAGAACTTCTCTTCCATCAATCAGTCCATTCTGTTCAAGAAGGGTAACTCTCTTCGCACCATCAGTGTGATGAAGAACATTCTTGCAGAAGCTTCGATTGATGAAGATATCCCGAAGGACTTTGGTATCTACGATCTGAACCAGTTCCTCAATGGTATGGGTCTGCACCAACATCCTGAACTAGACTTTGGCAATGATGGTTACACTGTCATTCGTGAAGGTAAGATGCGATCGAAGTATTTCTTCGCCGATCCGAATGTGATTGTCACTCCCCCTGAGAAAGAGATCTCTCTTCCGACTGAAGATGTTTGTTTCGAACTCTCCACTCAACAACTGGACAAACTTCTGAAAGCTGCAGCAGTGTATCAACTGCCTGATCTGTCTGCTGTTGGTGAAGCTGGAGTGGTCAAACTGGTTGTTCGCGATAAGAAGAACGACAGTTCCAATGACTTCGCTATCGTGGTTGGAGAAACAGATGAGGAGTTCGTATTCAATTTCAAGGTAGAGAACATCAAGGTTCTCCCTGGTTCTTACAACGTGGTTGTGTCACAAAAACTTCTGTCCCGTTTCACTCACCAGGATCTGGATCTGAAGTATTATATTGCTATGGAACCTGATTCTACTTTCGGATGATGAGACACATACTCTTCACTTTGAAGGGTTGTCCTTATGGACTTCTGGATGATGAGTCGCACATTCGTAATGTTCTTGCGAACGCTGCGACTTTATCTGAAAGTACGTTACTAGACATATCGTCGCATAAGTTCGAACCACATGGTGTGACAGCCGTTGCCCTTCTTGCCGAATCGCACATTTCGATTCATACTTGGCCTGAAAACGGTATGGCGGTCTGTGACGTTTTTACCTGTGGTCAACACACCAATCCTAGATCTGGTGCGACGTACATGTATGAAGCCATGGGTGCGACAGACCTTGTATCTGAAATTTTTACGAGACCTTTAGAATGAACATCTTTGTCACTGACCCCGATCCTTTGAAGTCTGCTAGAGTTCTTCCTGACAAACATATCGTCAAGATGCCACTAGAGACTTGTCAGATGCTTGCAATCGTTTGTTCTGACAAATGGGGTCATGGTTTTGGTACTCTTCCCAAGGCAGACGGTACTCCCTATGCCACTGAGAAGGGTGCCTTTCGTAATCACCCATGTACCATATGGGCAAACTCTTTTGTGAACAACTGGAGGTGGTTACTTGCTCATGGACTTTCTCTGTGCAATGAATACTCACTGAGGTATGGTAAACCACATACCTGTTTCAATACTCTGATGGCTGCAAACGAAATTCTTCCATGTGCAGATCCGCAAGGTCGCAGTGGTAAAGGACCGACTCCTTTTGTATTTGCAGGACCTGATGAATTCAAGTATGATGACACCGTTGACATCTATACGAAGTACAAGATGTACATCGCATCTAAACCATGGGTCAAGGACAACTATCTCCGTATCCCCGACCGTAAACCTGATTGGATTTGATTATGAGTGATTTTATTTGGGTTGAGAAATATCGTCCCAAAACTATTGAAGAGTGTATTCTTCCCGATACTACTAAAAAAACGTTTCAATCTTTCCTAGATAAAGGAGAGATTCCAAACATGTTGTTGTCTGGACCTCCTGGTATCGGTAAGACAACAGTTGCAAAGGCTCTCTGCCATCAACTTGGGGTAGATTATTATGTCATCAACGGATCCGATGAAGGACGCTTCCTTGATACGGTCAGAAATAATGCAAAAAATTTCGCTTCGACCGTATCACTTTCGTCGTCTGCTAAACACAAAGTCATCATCATCGATGAGGCTGATAACACAACAAACGACGTACAACTCCTACTTAGGGCGTCTATTGAGGAGTTTTATGGCAACTGCAGATTCATCTTCACCTGCAACTACAAAAACAAAATCATCGAACCACTTCATTCCCGTTGCACAGTGGTTGAGTTCGGAATTGGAGGAAAACAAAAACCTGCCATCGCAGCCCAGTTCTTCAAACGACTCCAAGACATCCTCGACGCTGAAGGAGTTGAGTACGACAACAAAGTCCTTGTCGAACTCATCAACAAACACTTCCCAGACTGGCGACGTGTCCTCAACGAGTGCCAACGATACGCTGTGGGTGGTAAAATTGATACGGGGATTCTTACGACTTTCAAAGAGGTCGCAGTAAATGAGCTCGTCAAAAACCTCAAAGAGAAAAACTTTTCGGAAGTACGTAAATGGTGTGTCAATAGCCTGGACAATGATCCTGGTGTTCTTCTGCGCCATGTTTACGATAATCTTTATCCATCCTTGGACGGTCCTTCCATTGCTGCTGCTGTTCTTATTGTTGCTAAATATCAATACCAATCGGCATTCGTAGCTGACCAGGAGATCAATCTTCTGGCTGCATTGACTGAAATTATGTGTGAGTGTAACTTCAAATGAAAAAACAACCTAGACAAAAGAAGTCCAGAACCTATTATTACTTCTGGGCATTTATGGCACTTACAGTATTCTGTGGACAACTATATGTTGGATATGGATACCGTCTGATGCATGGAAGTATTCTAGATCTACTGGATAAAGTTGATGGAGTTCTTCTCAGGAGTGATGATCCTTTTAGAGGTGTATAGAATTGATGCAACTGAATCTACATGATGCGACATATGCGGCAGATCAGTTCATCGATTACTTCTCCAATATGGGACGCATTGATGAATATCTCCGTAATGTAAAACTTGACAGGATGTCTCAGATGCCAACGTATCTCCCTGGATGTGGTCCAGAGGATGATATGTTCGATTCTTTTGACATGCATCCACAAGACATGGACTTCAAGGTCTATGCCGCAGGAGAGAAAGATAGTTTTACGAATGAATATTATAACGAGAGACTACAGATCACAACGTCTCACTCGATCGAAGACTCAATTCCTGGAAAGAGTCTGAAGTGGATCGTTGTAGAAACTAACACCAAGAAGATTGTTGGTTTCGTTCGATTTGGTTCTCCTACAATCAACTCCAAACCACGCAATGAGTGGCTTGGTATGACCCCAGAGTTGTCTCGTTTCAACAGACACTCCATCATGGGGTTTATTATTGTGCCTACACAACCATTTGGTTTCAACTATCTGGGTGGGAAACTTCTTGCACTCTTGTGTTGTTCCCATGAAGCTAGAGAGAAGATCAATAGTAAATACAACTCTGACATCTGTCTGTTTGAGACAACCTCTCTGTACGGGTCTACAAAGTCCTCTTCGCAGTATGACGGACTCAAACCCTATCTGAGATACAAAGGACTCACTCAGAGTGATTTTACGCCTCTCCTGCATGACAACGTGTTCAAAGATCTGAACAAGTGGTTTATCACACGCAACAACGATCAGATGTTGGTGAAGGAGGATGCATCCAGTCGCAAACTCAAGACACAACAGAGGATGATCGCAGTGATTCAAAAAAGTCTTCAAGGTGAAAAACTAGAAGACTTCAAAGCTGCGATCGCCAATGCGAAGTCTCTGACTGAGAAGAAACGTACTTACTTCAGTGATTATGGTTTCTCCAATTCACGCGAAGTGATTCGTGGTGACACGGATAAGT